AGAATGATTTCTTAACTGATTTTGCTAATCAAATCGGTGCTACTGAAGCACCACCAATAATCGGGACTCTTAAACCAGAGTCCGTCATTAATTCAACCTATTTTTTCTGTTAATCACACTCATGCCCACCTCCCTCCGTTGTAAGCCCGAAGACATTCGGCAAACTGCTGAACCTGTTGTTCTCGAAGGCTATCAAGCCGTTATGAAAGAAAGCAAGTATGGATATTCCCTTACTGCTATCATTGATGAGAACATGTTGCAAACCCTTGCTGTTGATCGTCCTAAGCTCATTGATTGGTGTCTTACTAAGGTCACTAATCCCAAGCGTGCTGTATGCAAGCCTGAGCCTTGGGAAGAGGTAGCAGAAGGTAAGTACAAAGTTAAGTTCAGCTGGAACAATGAAACTAAACCCGGTGTCGTTGATACTAAGGGTACTGAAATTATTGATGAAGAATTCCCGCTCTTTGGCGGAGCTAAAGTTAAGCTTGCGTTCTTCCAAAAGCCATACATTCTCCCTGATCAAACATACGGCACGAGCCTCAAGCTGCTCGGTGTTCAAGTAGTTGATCTCGGTTCTGAAGCTGGCACAAGCGGTAGTGCAGCACCTGTAGATACTGCTAAACTGTTTGGTGAAACTGATGGCTTTGTCATCGGTGAGCAAACCGCACCGGAGGTTGATGATGACTTCTGATTTCACTGTTGTAAAGGATCAAGAGCTTGGTCTCTATGAAGGAACATTCACCATCACTCTGCCTCCTATTACTGTCACCCGTTACAAAGCTGACCGGTCTGATTTCAAATATGAAATCCGCCGTGCTGTCTCTGAAATTGTGGAAGAAGTAGTAGAGAAAGCAATCGACGAATGAAGTATCGCTCCGGGCTAGAAAGCAAGGTTGCTGATCTTATGACTAGCCTGGACATACCATTTGAATATGAAACTACAAAGGTCCCTTATGTTATTGAACATAACTACATTCCTGACTTCATTCTACCGAATGGGATTATGTTAGAATGTAAGGGTCTTTGGGAGCCTGAGGATCGACGCAAGATGCTCGCTGTTATGAAACAGAATCCCGAGCTTGATATTCGTATGGTCTTCCAGGCTCCTTATAATAAAATCAGTAAAAAAAGTAAAACAACTTACGCACAATGGTGCACCAAACACGGGATCCTTTGGAGCTCTTATCGGGAGATACCGAAGGACTGGTTAGTGAATTCCTAGAACATACATCCTGTCCAGACTGCGGAAGCAGTGATGCGCTGGCTGTATATGATGATGGTCATACATATTGCTTTAGCTGTAACACCTACACTTCTTCACACTCATCCACCCCAGATGTACAACCTGGACTACTACGACAACATGGAATGGAATCAAACGTATTGCGAGGATACCCTGTTCGCCTTCGGGGCAGAGGACTATCTGAACGTACCTGTGCTAAATTCCGAATTCACAAAGATGGAGAGCAACTACGATTCCACTATTGCGACAGCACTGGCAAAGTCATTGCGGCAAAAGTAAGAGACAAAGACAAGAACTTTCACGTTGAAGGCAAACTAGATGGATCATTCTTTGGACAACATCTATGCCCATCCACGGGCAAACGACTTGTCATTACGGAGGGCGAACTTGACGCAGCAAGCTGTGCTCAGATTCAACCAACATGGCAATTTGTCAGTCTCCCAAACGGTGCGGCGGGTGCGAAACGAGCAATCCAGAACAACATCCAGTTCTTACAAGGTTATGAAGAGATTGTTCTCTTCTTTGACAATGATGATGCTGGGCGTAAGGCTGCGTCTGATGCTGCTTCTGTCCTCCCTCCTGGCAAGGTTAAACTATCAATCCTTAGCAACTACAAGGACGCTTCTGACTGCCTACAAGCGGGAGATGTGGAAGCACTTACCCGTGCCATCTGGGATACAAAGGAATATCGACCGGATGGAATCGTTGATGGAAGATCTCTCCGAAATCTAATCCTTACACCCAACCCACCCAATGACCATGACTACCCCTATGATGGACTCAACAAGCTACTCCATGGCATTAGATATGGAGAGCTTACAACTATCACTGCAGGAAGCGGTGTCGGAAAGTCCTCATTCTGCAGGGAGCTTGCAACTTCACTACTACAAAAAGGAGAGCGGGTCGGTTATCTGGCTCTTGAAGAATCAAACAGGCGCACTCTACTCGGTCTGATGTCCTCAGCGAGTGGCAAATCACTCCACCTTGGTGAACATGATACGGAAACTTTGGCTACCACTTACGACAATACTGTCGCTAATTGGGACCTGTTCCTCTTCGATGGCTTCGGATCTTATGATCCAGATATCATCTACAACCGCATCGAGTACCTTGCAACAGGACTTGAAACTAGGGTTGTGTTTCTCGACCATCTTTCTATCCTACTATCTGGCTTGGAAGGTGATGAGCGACGCATGATTGACACTACGATGACCAAGCTACGGTCATTAGTAGAACGCACAGGCATCGCATTGTTCCTTGTATCTCATCTCAAACGAACTCAATCTGATCAGAATCATGAAGAAGGAGCGAGAGTTACGCTTGGACAGTTGCGTGGAAGTGCGGCAATTGCTCAGTTGTCTGACTCAGTTATTGCACTCGAAAGAAATCAACAAGACGGATCTCAACACTCTGATACAACTGTTAGAGTCCTCAAGAATCGCTATTCTGGCGAAACAGGAATTGCTTGTAGGCTAGAGTACAACCTTGACAAATGTAAATTTACTGAAAATGAAGCCCAACCATTCGTCCAATTCGACGCAACAACAGATTTTTGAACACCCATGGTACCAGTACCTAAAGCGTCCCAACCCACCAACACAAGAAGCAGTGGAGCGTGCTAAATTCGTAGATAAGACATACGTTTGGAAAGGTAAGTGATTGTCTTTGACCTTGAGGCTGATGGATTGCCCCATGATGTTACCACTATCCACTGTATGGTCCTCTATGATACAGAAGAGGACACTTATACTGAATGTAATGACCAAGGCACTGGAGAGCCGATTACAAGAGCTATCACACTCATTGAAGAGGCTGACCGGATTGCTGGTCATAACATTATCAACTATGACTTACGGGTAATCAAAAAACTTTACCCGTTCTTTGAACCACAGGGTGAGGTCATTGATACCCTCATCCTATCTAAACTCTACCATCCAGACATGATGGAACTAGATAAGAGACAGAAGTGGAAGGATATGCCAACCAAACTATATGGCAGGCACAGTCTTCTATCTTATGGCTATCGTCTAGGAGAATACAAAGGTGACTACGGTCAGGATGCTGACTGGAAAAATTGGTCACAAGAAATGCAAGACTATTGCAAACAAGACGTTGTTGTTTCCACCAAACTATGCGACCACTTCCATCCTTACCTGAATGGGTCACGCTAGAACATGATGTCGCCAAGATCCTTACCCAACAAGAAGAACATGGATGGAGATTTGATGTCGAAGCTGCACGGGAACTTGAATGTGCTCTCCGACAAGAGCTTTTCGATATTACTCAAGTACTTCAAGACAGGTTCCCTTTCGTCCCAGGAAAAGAGTTCACTCCAAAGCGAAATAACAAACGTCAAGGATACGTGGAAGGTGCCACGTTCACGAGACTCAAAGACTTTAATCCCGCCAGCAGAGACCACGTAGCATGGATCCTAACGAACTACGACAATTTCCAGAGCCAGACTACTACGACTTCTGGGAAAATGAAGATCGACGAGACGACTTTGAAGAACCATGGAACTGGGCTTTCCCTCCAGTTCTTCAGGATTCTGGAGATTACGAAGAGCCTTGGGATGATATCGGAAGGCGTGAACGCATGGCTGAGGCTGTGTACGAATGCTAAAAGGCTCCATCACGGATGCTCAACAGGGGCAGCGACAGGAAGATGTGTGCACTCACATCCGAACCTCGCTCAAGTCCCAAGCGATGAACGATTCCGACGATTATTTCTACCAACTGAAGGTCAAGTTATGGTCGGGGCTGATCTTAGCGGCGTTGAGCTTCGCATGTTGGCACACTATCTCGCCCGTTATGACGGCGGACGATACGCAGACATCCTTCTCAATGGTGACATACATCAGGTAAATGCAGACAAGATAGGCATCAGCCGAAAGCTTGTCAAGAACGTAACCTATGCCTTCCTCTATGGGGCAGGCGACCAAAAGATTGGACACACCTATGACCCACTACTCTCAGACGCTCGAGCTAAATCCAAAGGTAAAGAGATTCGTGCAGCGTATGTTGATGCGATTCCTGGACTTGCTGATTTACTGGGTGCGATTAGAGGTGCGGGGGAGCGTGGCTTTGTTAGGGCGATTGATGAACGTAAAATCAAGTTGGACAGCCCGCATAAAGCACTCAACTTCTTATTACAGGGATCATCTGCTACACTAGCTAAGAAATGGCTACTGCTATCACATGACAATCCTTACTGCTGTTCTCAACTAGCGTTCATCCATGACGAACTCCAATACGAATGCGACCCCGAGCATTCCTCGTTACTCCAGTCCCATCTGGAGTCTTCGGCTACAAAAGCCGGTGAATATTACAAACTCCGCTGTCCCATTGCAGCAGAATCAAAAGTAGGTGCCAACTGGCACGAGGTACACTAATGGATTACGAATCAAACGAATTCCTAGTCGATGGGAGTGTTGCTCGCACTTATGATGAGCTTAACTACCACGACAAAATTAAGGTCCGAGCCCTGCAAGGGTTAGACC